GCTAAAGAGAAAACCAAGGCTATTAACCATATAGTACAAAAGCGCAAAGACTCTTACAAAATAAATCACGACTTCATCAAAGACGCTGAAATTCAAAAAATGGGCGTTCTCCATTACTACATGGATGAGTGGCAGGATACCAAAGAGAAGAAATATAAAGATGTAGATGCAACAGAGCTAACTATCATTATCGATGATTTAGAAGCTGGCGATAAGGTTGAAAAAGTAGATGTAGCAAGCAAAGAAGAGCTTGAGGGTGGCAGGTTTAATGTAAGCTTAAGAATTACTGAGAATAAAAAAGACGTTAAGATCAGTAATATAGCTACAGAGAACTTTTTAATTACACGCAATGCCACAAGTGTTGATGAGTCTTACATGGTTGGGCATGTTTCATACCCTACCCGCTCAGAGCTTGTTGTGGGCGGCATGAATGAGGATGAGGTAGCTAAGTTCCCTACATCATCACAAAGCAGCGGCGCAGACTTTTCACAGAATAACAACACATCAAGCAGCGGCACAGCTCAAAGCGAGGCGATGACAGCTATTCGCTTTAGGGATCAGGGCGGCAATATTACTGATATTGATGCTTTCTCAGAGTGGGCTAATGAAACTGTAAGAATGATTACAATGTTTGCCTTAGTTGATTACGATAATGATGGTATCAGTGAGCGCCGCTGGATTGAGAAGATAGGCGGCAAGATAACCAAGAACATTCCATATAACCACGTACCTTACGCTGTGGGTAGCGCAATACTAGAGCCGCACAAAGCTATCGGTAATGGTCGTGCATCACTTGTAATGGAAGATCAGAGTGTTAATACCGCCTTAGATCGTGCATTACTAGATAACACATACGAATCAGCTAGGCCGCGTCACTTGGTAGGTGATGGCGTTAACTTAGATGACTTCTTGAACCATAGAGATCAAGGCGTTGTAAGGATGAAGCAAAACTCATCGCTTGCACCTAAAGACGCTGCAATACCTCTAAACACTACTTATATTGGTAACGAGATTCTGCAAGTAGCGCAGTACCGCGACCAACAACAGGCAACAAGAGCGGGTACAGTATTAGACTCTCAAGGCTTGGAAGCTGATCAGCTACACCAAGAAACTGCTACCCGCTTTGACGGCATCGAGCGTGCTAGAGAGGCTAAGATAGAATTAGTTGCACGTAATATTGCTGAAACTGGATACCGTAAGCTGTATGAGGGCTTAGTGTGGACTTTAACCAACTACCAAGATGAAGAGATGCGCTTCCCATTAGATGGCGGTGTGTGCTGTGTTAACCCTGATGCGTGGGGTAATGATGAGTTAGCCGTATCTCAAGTGGGTTTAGGTGCTGGTGCTGGTGATAAGATTGTGCAACAAATGACAGGCTTGTACACCCTACAGAATCAGCTTAAGATGGAAGGCTCGCAGATGGTTGATGAGTCTAAGATATACAACACTATTAACCGCATGGTTGAGGGTTTAGGGTTATCAGGTACACACCTCTACTTTAACAACCCAGAGCAGCCACAAGATCTAATACAAGCGCAGAATGAGCAACTACAACAAGCGCTTATGATGGCTCAACAACAAATAGAGCAGCTTTCACAGGGCAACCCATTAGCTGAGGCTGAGATGGTCAAACAGCAAGGCGCTGTAGCTAGGGATCAACAGAAACACCAAGTAGATATGCTTAAAACTCAAGAGAATTCACGCCTCAAAGAGCTTGAGTTACTACAGAAAGGCTCTCAATTCCAAGCCAACCTCACCAAGGAATACACAGACTTAGAGTTGCAAAATGATGTTGACATACCTAATGAGGGTATGGAAATGTCAGGCCGCAGCACAGAAGATTTAATAGCTATATTGAGCCAATACAATGCCTAATAGCAAGATACTAAAAGCAGCCGCAGAAGAGCTAGCTAAACGCGCTAATCAGGGTGACGACCTAGCAATGGACTACGCAAGCCGTATGCAACGTGCTAAGGATATGGGGTTTGATACTTCTCGCCCTGTTTATCATGGTACAGCTACAGATTTTGACGCTTTCGACCCTGATAGGGCTATAGGCACACAATTTTGGTCTACTACCGATAAGCCTGCTATTGAAGCGGGAGAGGTGGGCGCACAAGGCAGCGGTGTAATTAAAGAGATGTATCAAAACATTCAAAACCCTGCATCATGGGATGAATACGATAGGCTCGGAATAGATGAGCTTATAGGTCGCGGCTATGATGGTGTTGCTTTAGAAGAGGGTGGCGAAACTACCTATATTGCATTTAAGCCTGAACAATATCGAGATGTAAACGCAGCCTTTGACCCTGCTAAGAAATCAAGCGCAAATCTACTAGCAAGCAAGGGCGCAGGCTTTGTACCTGTAGGCGGTGCTTTAGCTGTGGGTGCTGGGTTGACGCCTGAAGAGGCTATGGCTGATGAAATGAGAATGCCGCTACACAAGCGAGGTGATCCGGTAACAATGACAACACTCCCTTTTCAAGAAGTGAGTGATGCAACAAAGCAAGCAGAGCGCGAATACTTACATGGCATTGGCGGCCCTCTTGAACATAAAATTGAAGCGCCATCAAGCCCTTTACTGTATAGCCTTGCAGATAAGATAGGGCAAGCAGACAGAGCAACACAAGGCCACCCTGCTAACTTATTAATACCAACTGGCTTAGGTGATTGGGCTAGGAAAGCTTCATTTGATGAGGCTGATTGGGGTGATAGGGTTTGGGCTGCTATGGACGTAATACCTTAACTTTAAGGAATAGGTGCAAATATTGTATAATGTATATCCATACAGTAACTGGATACTTAAACAGTGGTTTTCAACTATGAATGAAGATGCTCTAGTGAAAGATTTTAACAAAGGCAAGGAAAGTGAGCTATTGCTTAACAACCCTGCTTTTAAACGCTCTTTAGAGGCTATTGAGGCTAAGATTATCAGTGATATATCAAGGTCTAAATGGTTTCAGAAAAGACTAAGAGAGGCAGCTTATAACCGTCTGAAGGCTGCTCAATGGGTGAGAGAATCACTACTTAGTGAAATAGATGACGGAAAACTAGCCAAGAAGAGACTTGAATCCTAATGGAAGCAAACAACTCAGAGAATGGTATTTTTGATGCACTATTACCACAGGAATCTGCTGAAGTAGATCAACCTAATGAAACAAGTGCTGTAGAGTCTGAAGAGGTTAACACCGAATCAGATATTGTTGAGACTGAAGATAGTACGGATGTCGAGGCATCTAGTGAAGAGGTTAGCGAAGAGGCTAGCGAAGATGAATCAAGTGAGGATATTGTTTACGACGTAGGTGGTAAAGAATACACCCTCAAACAACTTGAGGAATTAGAGCAGGGCAACTTACGTCAAGCCGATTACACTAAAAAATCGCAAGTAAACGCTCAAGAGCTAAAAGAGACTCAGGCCAAGAAAGCTGAGCTGACCGAGGCTGTTGAGTTAGTAGGTTCAAAGGTAAAAGAATTAGATGAGCTATTAGCTTCTGATTCTGGCATTGATATGGACTATTTGCGAGAAACTGACCCAAGCGAGTACCTTAAGCAGAAGGAACTTAACGAGGTTCGACAGAAAGCAAGCGAAAGCGCTAAGGCTGATTTACAAGCTCTTGAAGAAAGAGAGTTTCAAGCTAAAGTTGCTACCGAGCAATCTAAGTTGCTAGAGGCCATCCCTGAGTGGAGCGACCCAGCAGTATTAGAAGCTGACTCAAAAGCTATTAACAGCTACCTAGAGGCCAATGGCTTTACAGGTGAGGATACCAACGATTTAGTAAACCATAAGGTTTATGTTGCTATCCGTAAGGCTGCATTATTTGATAACTTAAAGAGTAAATCTGTTGAAACCGAGAAGAAAGTTAAAGCTGCGCCGAAGGTTACGAAAGCTGGGGTTAAATCCAACAAGAAAGCAGAAACAGGCATCAACAACGCCCATAGCGGCTTAGCCTCTGCTTTATACAGTTAACTTTAAATAGGTTTAATTATGGCTACTTTAAGCACTACAATGCCTACTTTATTAGATCATGCCAAGGTATTTGGCCCTGATCGTAAAGTGGCAAAAATCGTGGAGCTGCTATCTCAATCGAATAGCTCTCTACAAGATATGGTTATGAAAGAAGGTAACTTGCCAACAGGTGAGCAAACCACTATTCGTACAGGTTTACCCGCTGTTTATTGGCGTTTAACTAACCAAGGTACACCACCTTCAAAAAGCACTACAGCACAAACAGTTGAAAATGCTGCTATGTTGGTAGGTCGTTGTCATGCTGATGTAGATATTGCTACACTGAATGGCGATGTAGCAGCTTACCGCGCACAAGAAGCCTCTTCTATAATGGAGTCAATGGCTCAGGAAATGGAAAGCACGTTATTTTATGGCGCGGCTACTTCACCTGAAGAGTTTGTTGGTTTTGCTAATCGTTACACTGCTTTAACAGGTGAGGCTAATAGCGAGAATGTTTTAGACGCTGGTGGTACTGGCACTGACAACTCAAGTGCTTGGTTAATCGGTTGGGGCATGGACACTATTTGTGGCGTTTACCCTAAAGGCTCTAAGGCTGGTATCTCGCATGAGGACATTGGTATCGATGATGTTGACGATGCAGATGGGAACCCTTTCCGCGCTTACAAAGATGAGTTTAAGTGGAAGTGTGGTCTTGTTGTTAAAGATTGGCGTTACGGCGTTCGTATTGCGAACATTGATAACTCTGAGCTTGTAGCAGGAACAGGCACTCAAGCGACTACAGCAGCTACAAACATCGTTAAAATGATGTCACGCGCTATTGATCGCATCCCTAACCAGAACCGTTGCAAGTTAGCGTTTTACGTTAACCGTACAGTGGCTTCTCACCTACGTGTACAAGCTTTAAGCTTTAGCAACTCAGCTATCGCTATTCAGCCTGCACTTAACCAGTTTGGTAATACAATCCAGCAACTTACCTTTTTAGGTGTTCCGGTTCGTTTATCTGACTCTTTGACTTCTGCTGAAGCTCAAGTAACTTAATAGGAGGTGATTAGAGATGGCTTATATTGATAATTTCCTAAAACTATCGGATGCACAGGCGTTAACTACTTCTGTTGTATCTACAAATATCATCGACCTTGAAGATATTCGTTCTGTTGGTAGCGGCGAGCCTATGGCTTTAGTTGTTACTGTAACTACAGCAGCGGATCAAACTACAGGTGATGAAGATTACACGTTTGATTTACGCATTGACTCAAACACTGACATGACTACAGCCTCACAGGTTCTAGGCCGTCGTATTTTTGAATCAGGTACGCCTACGGCTCCTGCTCAAAATGCTGACTTGCTTGTTGCTGGCTATCAGTTTGTTATTGTTGTACCGCCTATCTCAGATGATGAAGATATGCGCTACATGGGTCTTTTTGCAATTTTGGCTGGTACTTCTCCAACGATTTCTATCGATGCGGATGTACGCCCACTTAGCATGGTAGATCAAAGCAACTTGTACGCTAATGGTTACGATATTACTTAATTATGAAAGTTAAGATAATTAATAAAAATATCTTTCGCGATGGCCAGCTATGGAGGGTTGGCTCCGAAATGCCTTTGGAAAAAGAAAGTGATTTTTCAGAGAAGTTTATGGAGTGGGTAGAGAAGCCCAAAGCAAAGAAAGTAACTAAAAAGAAAAAAACTTCGAAGCCGAAAACCGATAAAGAGACGAAGCCCTTAGAGGTAGTCCATATCGAAGGTGAGGCAGAAGAGTAATTTTTAGCCCCTTCGGGGGCTTTTTCACAGGTTTTTATATTATGGCGCTAGATAACTATGCAAACTTAAAGGCTTCTATTGAGTCGTGGTCGCATCGTGGCGATGTTAATGGCTTGATTGATGACTTTATATTGCTTGCTGAAACTGAGATGTATTCCAATGCGGATGCTCAGATAAGGTTACGCGACATGATAAGCACAGAAACAAGCTCAACAGGCTTGTCTGATAGGTTTCAGGCGTTACCTACAGACTTTCTCGAAATGCGCTCATTCAGGCTTACGCAAAGCACTGACAATTGGCGTGAGTTAGACTACAAAACCCCTAAAGATATGACAGTTAGACCTAATACAGGATTACCCGCATACTTCACTATCACCTCACAAATTGAGTATGATGTAGAGCCAGATCAAGACTATACAACCAATATTATTTACTACGGTAAGTTAACAGGTTTAAGCTCAAGCAACACCACCAATGCAATACTAACTCGCTTTCCTAATATTTACCTGTATGGCTCATTATGGGCGCTTAATCAGTGGGCGAATAATGAAGAGGAGGAGTCGAAGTACTACGTTAAGTTTATTAAAGCTATTGCAGGCGCAAACGCAATGGAAAATGAGGGTAATATAGGCGCAGCCCCT